CTCGGAACGGCTTTCACGTCGGAGCAGGCGAGGGTGATAATCGATAACGCGAGCTGTCCGCTTTCCGAGATGAACGACAACGAGCCGGATGTGCGCGGAGATACGGCGCTCATGCAGTTTTCGCTAAAATACGGCTCAATGGTTCGCTATCACAGCTGCGACTGCGGAATGCTCTATGTGCTGAGACTGCGCGACAACTCGGTTATAATAATCGACGGCGGCGAAATAGAGCAGGCGACAGAGGCCTGCGACGAGTTTATGCGCCGCCTTGAGGATTTGACAAATACCGAAAATGGCGGGAAAATCCGCGTTGCCGCATGGATCTGTACCCATAACCACGATGACCATATGGATGTGTTTACGAAGCTGCTCAAGCGCGAGAAGGACGTTCTCTGCGTCGAGAGGGTTATGTTCAACTTCCCGTCAAGAACGCTTTTGGATTATAGCAGCGGCTGTACGGACAGGCTCCGCGAGAGACTCAAAAAATATGCGCCTAACGCAAAATATCTGAAGCTGCACACGGGGCAGACGGTACATTTTCCGGACTCGTATCTTGAGGTGCTTACAACGCACGAGGATATACTCCCGCTGTCTATCCGGGCAAGGGACGGCGGCGCATATCGCGGCATGAACGAGACCACCACCGTGTTTCAGATAATATTCGACGACGCGTCCGTGATTTTTCTCGGCGATGCGGAGGAATCCAACGGCGAGGCGCTTATAGCGCTCTACGGAAAGAATCTGCTCTCTTGCAAGTATCTGCAGGGCGCGCACCATCTGATAAACGATGACAGAAGCATCTATGCCAACATCCGAGCCGAGAAGCTCTTGGCGCCCCAGGGCAGATTTACCGTAATGACCAGGTTCTGCGATAATATACGGTATCTGACCTCGCTTTTCGGGGCGGAAAATATATATTTTGCGGGCGACTGCACATATGTATTCACAATTAAGGACGGCAACGAATCGATTTCGTATTTCGAATCGAAGGGCTATGTCTACGACGACAGCGGATATTAAAGAAAAGGGTCTGTTCGGATGTGACAGACCCTTTTAATATTTTCTGTTCTTTTGATTGTTTTTTCGGCTGCTTTATGCTATTATGAGTTGATGAAATTTTTCCGCAAAGGAGAAGATGAAATGGCAGATTTTGTCAGAAGAAGTGAGCTTTGGACTTATGATGTGTTTCCGAAGGTTATAAAGGCCGGCAAGGAAAGCACTGTTCATATTCGACCGTTCGGCGGCAGAAACTTTTTTCCGGCGGGCAGTGTGCGTGAGGCTGTGGTGACATGGCTCAACGGGGGAGATATAGAGGATGCTCCGGCTTCCGCATTCAGAAAAGAAATTGACGTTACCGCAAACTCGGAGAACGGGCTTGATATCAAAATGCTTTTCCCTTATGAGGGCGAGTACCGTATCCGCGTTGAGGGCGAGACTCCCGACGGGGACAAGAAGCGCTTTACGTTCTGCGTTTATGCAGTCTCCGACGACCTTGTCGGAGTTTATCCGTTTATAGGCGACCTGCATATGCACACGAATTTTTCCGACGGAGCGCATGACCCCGAGAATGTTGCCGCAACCTATCGCTCCCACGGCTATGATTTTCTTGCCATAACCGACCACCACCGCTATTATCCGTCGCTCAGAGCTATAGAGGCTTTTAAAAATATCCCGACAGAGTTCAATCTCGTGCCCGGCGAGGAGGTGCATCTCCCGTCGATAAACGGCTTTAAGGTCGATCCGCATACGATTAATTTCGGCGGCGAATACAGCATTAACGCGCTTGTCGAGGATGTAGCGGTAGAGGAAGTCGGCAAGGACAAAAAGGTTCGTGCAATAAGGGATGACTGCCCCGATGTCATGACCCGCAAGGAGTTTGCCGCCAAAATGACCGCACTCGCCAAGGAGATAAAGGTGCCCGACAATGTCGACGCTATGACGGCGGCGGTGCTCAAGTGGATTTACGACGAGATAAGAAAGGCCGGGGGACTCGGAATATTCCCGCATCCGACATGGATAACCGGCGAAGCGTTCCATGTGTCAGATGCGCTCAACGACTGGCTCGTTGAAAATAAGATTTTCGATGCCTTTGAAGTGCTCGGCGGCGAGCGATATTTTGAACAAAACGGCTATCAGACCGTGAGATATTATGAGGACAGAGCACGCGGATTCAAATATCCCGTTGTCGGCAGCACGGACAGCCACTCCTGCACTCCCGAAAACAAGGGCGCATATATCTGCTCGACAATAGTGTTCTCGCCAGAAAACGAGCGAAAAGCACTTATTGAGTCGATAAAGAGCTTCAGGAGCGTTGCCGTTGACACGATAAGCAAGGAATTCAGACTTGTAGGCGAGATGAGATATGTCCGCTACGGATGCTTCCTGCTCAACAACTATTTCCCGATTCATGACGATGCCTGCTTTGAAGAGGGCAGACTTATGAAACAGGCGATATACGGAACCGAGGACGAAAAGCAAGCTGCGGTAAATACCCTGAGCGTAATGAACGGCAGAATGAAAAAGATGCTCGAAAAATACTTTGCGTTTTAATTTATGATATAACAAAACCGACCCTTCGCAAAAAAACGGAGGGTCGGTTCTCTATATTTAACTTACTTATTCAGCTCGTCAAACATATCCTTTATCATCTTTTTGATCTGCGGGATAACGTCATCAACGGCGACCTTTTCGTTGATGCTCTTCGTGCGGGTCATGACCTCGCAGCAGCCCTCGGCAAGGTTTCTCGGGCTTACAACGACTCTGACGGGGCAGCCGAGCAGGTCTGCGTCGGAGAACATAACGCCGGGGCGCACGTTTCTGTCGTCGTAAATAACCTCGATTCCGTCCTTCTGCATCTCGTCATAGAGCCTGTCGGCAAGAGCCTTTGCGTCTGCGTCATCAGATCTCAGGCAGCACAGATGAACCTGCCACGGAGCTATCGTTATCGGCCAAATGGGACCGTAATTATCGTGGCGAACCTCGCACACGGAGGCCGCAAGTCTGCCTACGCCGATACCGTAGCAGCCCATTATCGGATACTGCTCGTTGCCGTCCTTGTCGAGATAGGTCATATGCATAGACTTCGTGTACTTTGTGCCGAGCTGGAAGATATTGCCGACCTCGATGCCGCGCGATATATTTATCGTGTGCTTGCCGCACTGCGGGCAGATTCCGCCGTCAACTATCTTTGCAAGGTCGTTATACTCGACCTCGCCCACATCGCGCGGGATGTTGAGACCGGTATAGTGGTGGTCGTCCTCGTTAGCGCCGCAAGCGAGGTTGGTGGCGCCCTTGAGCGAATTGTCGAAGAGAACCGTTACGTTCTCGGGCAGACCGACGGGGCCCATGAAGCCGGCATGAATTCCGCTCTCATCGGTGATAACTGCGGGATGAACCGCCTCACCCAAGAGGTTGGTGAGCTTCGTCTCGTTTATGTCGAGGTCGCCGCGGACAAAGATAACAACATATTCGTCCGTCGCGTTCTTCTGATACACGACCGCCTTGCAGGATTTCTCAAGCGGGGTATGCAGGAATTCGCAGACCTCTTCGATGGTATGTATATCGGGCGTGTATTCTTTCTTGAGCTCGTTGAGAGTATCGTCTGCCGCATTTTCTACAATGCTTTGCGCCGCCTCCATGTTTGCGCGGTAGTCGCACTCTGAGCAGACGGCTATAGAATCCTCGCCCACGGGAGTCAGGAGCATATACTCGTGAGAAATGCTGCCGCCCATCATGCCGGAATCAGACTTGACGGTTATCACCTCGGGAATGCCCGCACGCGCAAAAATGCGGTTATAAGCGTCATAGCATTCCCGGTAGTAGCTCTCGAGATCCTCCTGCGAGGTGTGGAAGGAATAGGCGTCCTTCATGGTGAACTCACGAACGCGGATGAGACCGCCGCGCGGGCGACCCTCGTCGCGGAACTTGGTCTGAATCTGATATATCATAAAGGGATACTTTGTGTAGCTGTTGGCGTAGTCGCGTACAAGCTGAACCGCGGCCTCCTCGTGGGTCATGCCGAGCACCATGCGCGCGTTGTTGCGGTCGGTGAAGCGAAGAAGCTCGCTGCCGACGCTCTCGTATCTGCCCGACTCATCCCAGAGCGAAGCGGGGAGAGCTACCGGGAACAGAACCTCCTGGCCGCCGATATTGTCCATTTCCTCGCGGATAATATTCTCGATTTTCTTCGTTATGCGGCGCAGGGGGAGGAACTGAGAATAGATGCCGTTGGCCACGTTCTTCATATAGCCGCCGCGCAGCATCAGCGCGTGGCTGTCAATAACGCAGTCGGAGGGCTTCTCCTTGAATCTTTCGCCGACAAGCTTGTCAAGTTTCATCTTTTTTCATCCTTTCAAAAAAATAAGCCCCGGGCTAAAAAGCCTGGGACAAACCATAAAGTCTGCGGTACCACCCAAGTTCGGACAAAAAGTCCGCTCTCAAAGCGACGAAAGCCGTCTTTCCGATAACGCCGGAATGCGTCAGCGCATTTGACGCTGCGACTCCGAGGCGGGTTCGGAGATTCTGCCGCTGAGACTTGCACCGACCGTCTCATCTCTCTGCCGGCATAAAAACCTAATTTTCCTCTTCATAGCCTTTAACAGTCAATAATTCTACTATGCCGCAGTTTAAAAGTCAATGCCTGCCGCGGTATTTTTTCAAAATTTCACGGTAAAATACATTTTAAATATTGATTTAATATAGGCGTTATATTATAATTAACTAAAAAATATAACTAATGAAAGGAAATTTATATTATGGCTGCACAAAACAAGACGAGACCGTTCGGTATGCGGGATTATTTCGGCTATGCGATGGGCGATTTCGGCTGCAACATGAGCTTTGCGCTGATAACAAACTATCTCATGCTGTTCTATACCCAGTATGTCGGGCTGGAACTAAAAGATTGGGCTTGGATAATCATAGTCGGAAAAGTATGGGACGCTATAAATGACCCACTGATAGGCGGCATGGTGGACAATGTCAGCATAGGCAAGGGCAGCAAGTTCATGCCGTGGATAACCATAGGCGGAAGCTCTCTGATAATCTTCACTACGCTTTCTTTTATGCCGATAGCCTCTATGAGCTATATCTTCAAGGTCATTTATTGCCTTGCAATCTACTGCATTTGGTCGGTTGCCTACACAATGGCAAATGTGCCCTACGGCGCGCTCCATTCGTGCATAACAGACGACCCCTCAAAGCGCACTAATCTCTCGACCTTCAGATCGATAGGCGCGGGGCTCGCGCAGGTGCTTACAATGCTTCTGCCGCTTATAGTCTATGACAAGGATCACAATCTCATCGGCTCAAGAATGGTCTATGTCGCACTTGTATGCTCGGCGATAGGCTTTGCCGGCTTTATGCTTGTGCGCCTGCTTGTGACCGAGCGTGTTGCCGCCGAAGCGCATGACAAGACCGATAAGATGAGCTATCTCAAGGCCATAAAGGGCTTCTTTACAAACAGACCTCTGCTTGCTATAACCGCCGTTTCGTTTGCTCAGGTTATTTGCTTTATGTCCATGAGCACTGTCAATGTCATAATATTCCAGTCCTATTTCCACAACACGAAGATACTCGCGGCTGCAAATATAGTACCCTATCTGCCGCTTGTTGTTCTTATGCCCTTTATAGGCAAAATAACGAAGAAAATCGGCAAGAAGAAGCTTGTGGTCATAGCCTCATCGATAAGCCTTGTGGCGGGTATAATCTCGTGCTTTATCCCTATGGATCCCACGGCGACAAGCTCGCTGATAATCTATATGGGCGTGCTCATGCTGCTCTATACGAGCAACGCCGTGTTCACTATAATCCTTTGGGCAATGGTCGTTGACTGTATCGACTATCAGTATGAAAAGACGGGCAGCCGTGACGAGGGCTCGCTCTATGCGCTGTTTTCGTTCTTCCGCAAGCTTGCCCAGGGTCTCGGCTCGGCACTCTCGGCGGGACTGCTCGCGGTGTGCGGATATGTTGAGTCCCTCGGCGCGAATCAGACGGCTCAGACCGCTTTGAACATCAAAAATATGTATCTCATAGTTATGACCGTCGGCGTAGCGTTGACCGTTGTTGTCACGCAATTTGTCTATAATATCAATAAAGACAGGGGAACGGTTGCCCCCATAGACATAGAACCCGACCCCGCGCCGGAAAATTTTGAATAAATAGAGCCTTCGCTATTGATTTTCAATTCCGCTTTTGATATCATTTATAATTATGAGTCATAAGCAAAGGAGACATACAAATGGATAGACTTGAAATTTCAAAGCTGTTCAGCTCATATGAGGAGCTCGGCGGCAAGGAGATAACGGTCTGCGGATGGATTAAGACCCTCCGTGACTCAAAGGCGATAGGCTTTATGGAGATTAACGACGGCAGCTCGTTCAAGAGCCTGCAGGTTGTTTTCGAGAGCGCAAAGGTAGAAAACTACAAGGATATAGTCAAGCTGAATGTCGGCGCGGCAGTCAGAGTTACGGGTACCTTTATTCTGACTCCCCAGGCAAATCAGCCGTTCGAGCTCAATGCTTCTTCAGTCGAGGTCGAGGGTCAGTCAACTCCCGATTATCCTCTCCAGAAAAAGCGCCATACGCTCGAATATATGAGAACGATAGCGCATCTGCGCCCGAGAGCGAATATTTATTCCGCGGCCTTCCGCGTTCGCTCGACCGCCGCTTACGCTATTCATAAGTTCTTCAATGAGCGCGGCTTTATCTATGCTCACACACCGCTCATTTCCTGCAGCGACTGCGAGGGCGCGGGTGAGATGTTCAAGGTAACGACTCTTGATATTGCAAACTCGCCCAAGAACGAGGACGGAACCGTCGATTTCAAGCAGGATTTCTTCGAGAAGCCCGCTTATCTGACCGTTTCCGGCCAGCTTGAGGGCGAGGCGATGGCTCTTGCTTTCGGTAAGATATATACCTTCGGCCCCACCTTCAGAGCCGAGAAGTCCTACACTCAGCGTCACGCTGCGGAGTTCTGGATGATTGAACCCGAGATAGCCTTTGCTGACCTTAATGATGACATGGAGCTTGCGGAGGCCATGATAAAGTATGTCATCTCCTATGTTATGGAGAACTGTAAGTCGGAGCTTGAGTTCCTCAACAAGTTTGTTGATAAGGGACTGCTCGAGAGGCTTAATTCCGTTGTCAGCTCGGATTTCGCGCGCGTCACCTATACCGATGCCGTCAAGGAGCTTGAGAAATACAACGACGAGTTTGACTACAAGGTCTATTGGGGCTGCGACCTTCAGACGGAGCACGAGCGCTGCCTGACCGAGCGTATCTTTAAGCGCCCTGTATTCGTCACTGACTATCCCAAGGAGATTAAGGCCTTCTATATGCGCCTTAACGATGACGGAAAGACCGTTGCCGCAGTTGACCTGCTCGTTATGGGCATAGGCGAGATAATCGGCGGCAGCCAGCGTGAGGAGAGACTCGATGTGCTTACAGAGCGCATTGAAGAACTCGGACTCGACCCCAAGGATTATTGGTGGTATCTTGACCTTCGCCGTTACGGCGGCGTTAAGCACAGCGGCTTCGGTCTCGGATTTGAGAGACTGGTTATGTATCTCACCGGTATCTCCAATATCCGCGACGTGCTTCCGTTCCCGAGAACAACAGGTTCTGCGGATTTCTAAAAATGACAGAGCACCCGTACTTTTTATGTGCGGGTGCTTTTTTCGAGAAAAAATCTCCCTTGCCGAATCGGCAGGGGAGAACTCTTTTTTATTCGATTGTCTCTATTTTTATAAGATTTGTGTTGCCGGATTTTCCGTTTATCGCGCCGCAGGTCATTACGATATTGTCGCCCGGCTCGAGATTGAGCGCGTCCTTTGCGACCTTCTGCGCATGATAGAAAAGAACGTCGGTCGAATTGAATTTCTCGCTGAGCACGGGCATAACGCCCCAGGAGAGCGCGAGCTTGTACCACACAGCCCTGTTCGTCGCCATACCGATTATGTCCGTCGGCGCTCTAAAACGCGATACCATGCGAACCGTCATGCCGGAGATAGATGCGACAACAATAGCTTTTGCGTCTATGTCAATAGCCATTCCGCAGGTTGCGTGGGAAATAGCGTCGACGCGGTTCTTTATCTTGAAATCGTTGTTGCGGAAACGCTTTGCATAGTGTATGTGCTTCTCAGTCTCCTCAACTATCTCGGCCATCGTGCGAACGGTCTCGACGGGGTATTTGCCCGCCGCCGATTCACCTGAGAGCATAACCGCGCTCGTGCCGTCATAGACCGCATTGGCGACATCCGAGATCTCCGCCCTGGTCGGGCGCGGATTGGTTATCATAGATTCGAGCATCTCCGTTGCAGTGATAACGCGCTTGCCGAGCAGACGGCATTTAGTGATTATATATTTTTGAAGTGCGGGGAGCTCGGTGAAGGGGACTTCAACGCCGAGATCGCCGCGGCCTATCATTATTCCGTCACACTCTTCGCAGATTTCCTCTATGTTATCTATGCCCGTGCGGTTCTCTATTTTGGCGATTATGTCTATGCCGTCGCCGCCGTTCTCGCGGAGAAATGCCTTGAGATCAACGAGATCCTGTCTGCGCGAAACAAAAGACGCCGCGATATAGTCGACGTTATTCTGAATACCGAACAGCAGATCCTCCTTGTCCTGCTCACTGAGGTATACCTGATTGAGCACCTTATTTGGAAAGCTCATACTCTTTCTGTTTGAAAGCTCGCCGCCGGTGATGACCCTGCACTTTACATCTGTGTCGGTTTTACCGATGACTTCAAAAATTACAAGCCCGTTATTTACCAAAATGCGGTCGCCTATAGAGATATCGTTGACGAGTCCCGCATAGGTCACGCTGACGCGGCTTTGATTGCCCACAATATCCTCGGTGGTGAACGAAAACTCGTCGCCGTCTTGAAGAAATATCTTTCCATGTTCAAAGGTTTTGATTCTGTACTCGGGACCCTTTGTGTCGAGCATTATCGCAATCGGGAGATTGAGTTCTTCGCGCACTTTCTTTATCATATTGAGCTTTTCGAGATGCTCCGGATGAGTGCCGTGGGAGAAGTTGAGCCTCGCAACGTTGAGACCCGCCTTGCACATTTCGGTGAATATTTTCGGGTCGCTGCTGGCAGGACCTATTGTGCATACTATCTTTGTCTTTCTCATTATATCCCTTCATTCCCTTTATATAATCATATTTATTATATTATATCTTGTCTCCGGGTGCAATACAGCAAAGTAAAAAAACAGGCAACTTTTGAAATATACATTATATTGATTTCACTCAAAAACCCGTATATTCCGAGTGCCGAGAAATTGCAGATAAAAAGTTCGGGATTTTTAAAAAAAGACTTGATTTTTTAAGCGCAGTCATATATAATAGACGAGCATTTGATTGCAGACACGGAGAGTTGTCCGAGCTGGTCGAAGGAGCACGATTGGAAATCGTGTAAACGTCAAAAGCGTTTCGAGGGTTCGAATCCCTTGCTCTCCGCCAAAGCCGAAACCCTTGATACATAAGGGTTTTCGGCTTTTCTTTTTCTCAAACAATATTAAAGAAAGGAATTAAAATGGAAATCGTGTAAACCTCAAAAAATGGAAATCGTGATAGGTTATAACGAAAACAATCGTGTAAACTTTATGCACAAACACGCCACATTATTTTTTCTACTTTATGAAAAAGAGAGAAAGGACAAAAAAAACATGGAAAAAAAGCGAAGAGATTTTGAAATTGAGGTGGATATTCTTCCCTCTGATGTACCCGAAAGTGAAGAATATAAGAAGTACGCCACAGATTCATACGCAAGACGAGAAGCCGCCGCACTCAAGGTTATGAAGGAAGTTGTTCCAAAATACCAAATTCATAGAAAACAAAGAGAAGTTATAGACAAAATGCAACCACTTTGGAAGTTTGAGCAGGCTTTTCTTCAAGAACAAAAGGCTCGCCGCAATTCTCCTGCAACTATTAAGCACTATTTACAAACTTTTAATGTTTTTAATGATTTTCTTGCAAGATGGTATTCGGAAGATGATGAATTAATTATGGAAAGAGCACCCGAAGGCTCTAAGAATCCTTATGCCGATTCGGGTTGCGGGCTTCCTATTCTTATGCTTGAGAATGAGGAGTTACAACGCGACTTTGGAGATTATTTAGTTGAATATAGAGAGGTTAGCGAACAAACGGTTCTTACCTACTTCCGCGACTTCCGCGCATTTATGTATTATGCTATGGACTGCGGTTATGTTGATAAGAGAGACATTAAGATAAAGAACACTGAGCCGCCAATTAAAGAAGTGTACACGGAAAAAGAAATTAATTTATTACTGCGCGCACCATCTACGGAAGATTATGTAGAGAATAGAGATTGGGTGGTAGTGAATTATCTTCTCGGTACGGGGAATAGAGCGCAAACTATTCTTAATTTAAAAGTTAAGGATATTGATATAGAGGAGGGCTATGTTAATATCAATATTCAAAAGAATCGCCGCACTTCAAGACAGGGACTCCCAACGCGCTTAGTAGAAGTATTAGAAGATTTTATAAGAGACTATCGAAGTGACGAGGACGGAGAACCACTGTGGGATAAGCCGTTATTTGCTACTAAGTATGGCGAGAAAATGTCGCGGCAAGGCTTGTATCAATCTATAGCAAATTATAATCGTTCACGCGGAGTGTATAAGACTTCAATTCACCTTTTCAGGCACACTTTTGCTAAAATGTGGATTCTTGATGGCGGAGATGTTCTTTCTCTTCAAAAGGCGTTAGGACAATCTAATTTGAAGATGGCTCAGAGATACGCTAATCTTTATGCACAAGATGTAAAAGAAAAGATAGAAAAACATAGCGCGCTTTCTCAACAACGAGTAACGAGCGGAAAGACAATTCGGAAGAAAAGAAATTAAGCTCGCGCGCAATCGTAAGTAAAAAGAAAAAAAGAAAAGAACCTTTTAACCATAACGGCTAAAAGGTTCTTTTTCATTTTTAGCGCAAAATCTTGCGAAAATTGGCTTGTATTGCCATTTTAACCCTTCGGGCATAAAACTATACTCCAATACTTACAACACGCGCAAGGGGCAAAAATTACAATATTTTTACAGGTTTTCGATTATCTCATAAAAAGAGGGCTTCTTATCCTTATGCGGGATAAGCTCGGGCATGAACTTACGCACAAAATCCTGCTTAATTTGAATGTAGGTTATAGGGCGCATTTCAACGGTATAGGGCTTCGACTTATCAGCCTTGGAAACGGTTTTTCCGCTTGCGTCTGTTACCTTAATACGGGGATAGACTTTGTAAGGCATTTGTTTTTTGGCTTCTTCTTTAAGCCACTTTACTTGCTTGTTTTCTTGACACCACTTGATGATGTCCTCCATAGTCATGGTTGAGTAATCCATTTTAGTACGTTCTCCTTTCGTTTTAAGCTTGCGCGCAATGTAAGTATAACGCAAGGTACAGGGAAAATCAAGCAGACGCATTGAAATTTTTATTTTTTCTAAAATTTGAACGAGATTTATAAAGAGAAAGTTAGAAATGCCTACATAATACTGGTAGGAAAAACCACAGGATAAAAAACTAATGGAGGAATTAACAATGGCGCACATCATTATTAAACAGAACGCAACAAACCAACAAGACAACTCTTATATCTCAATAAATAAACTTACTACTGCCGCGCGCAACATAAGCGGAGAAGTAGCCTTTAAGTTCTATATCTATCTTTGCTCCATGCCAAATGGATATGAGTTTGACTATATGCCAAAAGAGTTCTCAGAAGCCTACGGAGTATCTACTGGAAGCGCCTATGCCGCAGTAGATAAGTTGATAAAAGCAGGGTATCTTGTTGAAAGCGAAAGCAGAAAGAATGACTACCTATTCACTGCTGAAACCTAAATTTCAAAATTTTTTCAAATTTTGACGAATTTTCTTTAGCGAATTAAAAGAAAATCCACTTAATAGCGAGAGGGCGAAGGAAAAGTAGCTATTTTCTCTAAGGGAACTGTCCGCCCGTACCCTCTCTTTAAAAATACAAAAGGACAGAAGGACAAAGCTATGAAATATGATATTGAAAGCCGAATAAAAGATACCGCGCTTATAAACTTAGTAGACTTCGAGAACGCTATTGACTTGTACGAAGATGGAGAAGTCGAAAAAGCCCTTGAGTTAATGTTCGGAGTTACTATCTTAGGGCTCGGCGGCAAGTTTGAGACAGATGATAAGGAGATACGCCGCCTATTAAAAAATAGAGAATACACGGCAGAGAAAAGCAATAAAGCATATTGTAATAAAGTTAAGACAGAGGAAGAAAAAAGAATAGAAAAATTACAACTAAAAGAAATAGCGGATATGCTTTCAAATGGAGTGACGCAACAAGTCATTGCAGACACTTTAGGCGTAAGCTTAAAAACAGTTGAATACAGAATAAGAGTAATGAAAGCAGAATTTCCAAACATTTATAGCACTTCAACAAAAACCCTAAAAACCCTAAAAAACCCTAAGAAACCCCAATACAATGATAATGTAAATGATAATGTAAATGTAAATGATAAGGAAAAGGAAAATGAGAAAGAAAAAGAGAAGGAAAAGGAAAAGGAAAAGAAGGACTTCTCTTATCTTTATGATGAAGTGGGTTGTGATGGATATATCCGAAAGGAAAAGAAGTGGCTTGATGCTATCTGCTGGAACTTCCGCGCAATGTCCGCGCAGGAGCGCATTGAATATATCGAGACTCTTGACTTCTCCCACGAAGAAGCAGAGTACATCGTAAACAAAATACTTGAAATTTAAATATTTGCTTACCCACTAACCCACAAGGCGCGCGAGGGTTATGTGGTATGGTTCGTACAAGGGGCGCGCGCGCATTGTAATCTAACTCACATTTACGGAGGTTTTTAACTATGTCAATAATAATAACTCTTATTTCTCTTTTCGTTCTCTCTTTAACCGCAATTATACTCATCAAACACATTCAAACCCGAAAAATCGATAAGCTCATATCTAACCACTATCTCACAATCCAAGAGTGCCGCGCCGCGCGCCGTCAAAGTCTGAACGGAGTCCGCACGCAGGTGGACGAGCTTAACAAACCTATAGACAACTTAAACGAAAGTGCCGAAGTTCTCGGAAATTTCTATGAATCCGAATTTTGGAACGAAAAAAATATACACTAAGCTGCAAAACTCTACTTGGAAGTGAAAGGGAACGAAAGCCATTATAAATTCCCTCGATAGCTTCCTTCATATAGCGGGCATTAGTTCATACCGCTAATGCCCGCAACGAAATATCAAAACCAAAACAAGAAGGGAGGATAATGGTATCAACATTTTACTATGACTTAAACGAGGCAAAGAAAGCTGAACACTTAGTTTGTTCTTTACTTTCTTCCTCTACAACCAAATATACTTTCCGCGCGGTTGGAGACGTGCCGCAATTCTACCACAAAGGAGATATTGAGGCACGCGCGCAAGATGGAAGCCTTTTCTACATTGAAGTTAAGAACGACTCGCGCATAGGGGAAACCCATAATATACTCTGCGAGGAAGCAGTCTACTATAAGCGAGAAAACACCAAAGTAAAGGGCAATATGTACTCAGACTATGAAGTTTATTGTATCGTTTCTGAGTGTGAACAAAAGATATACTTCATCGACTTTAAAACGCTTCGGAGCTTATATCGATTCGGGCGCGCAAAAGAGATAAACCATCCCGAACAGATAACTTACTGTTATCTCTTACCCTTATCGTTAATCGAGAAAGAAGGCGGCTTGTTGGGTGTGCTCGAATACGCCGCATAATGCATAAAAGCGTAGGCAATAGCTTACGCTTTTTTCTAACATAAAAAGGAGGTAGAAAAAATGGCAGAAAATCCTTTAAGCGTTCGCCAAATGGACTTTATTGAATTTATGATAGCTAACCCACTTAAAACTGCTAAGGAGCTTTGTAAAGAATTTAAGCTAAGTAATAATACTTACTCTACATGGCGCAAACAACCCAAGTTCAAGGAATATCTTTCAAAAAGACTGCAAGAGAAGTGGAAAGATAATGAACTAATGGCTCAAGCAACTATTGAACAGCTTGCGCGCGATGGTGATTTTAAGGCGGCAAAATACATACTTGACAGCCTCGGATATGCGCCAGTTCAGAAAATCCAAGCGGAAGTTAAAACAGATACCGTAGTAGAAATTATTGAATAAAATTAAGCTCGCGCGCATTGTAAGGAGGCAGGAAAGATGAGCGAGAAGAACCACAACAAAATAACCCTCAAGCTTTCCAAGTCTCTCTTTGTACCAAAATACTTTCCGCTTCTTTTTGACTACTCCCATCGTTGGGAAGTATACATGGGAAGCGCGGGCAGCGCAAAATCCTACTTCATAACCCAAAAACTAATTGTGCGTTGTCTTAACGAGCCAATCCGCGTTCTTGTCTGCCGCCGAACCGCCGCAACACTTCGCAACACTTGTTTTTCCCTTTTCAAAGATATTCTTTCAAAATGGAAGCTTACCCAATACGTCAAAATAAGGGAAACCGACTTTAACATAAAGTTTCCGAATGGAAGCGAGATAATCTTTACTGGACTTGATGAAGAAACCAAGCTCCTTTCTCTTAACAATATTGGTTGTGTGTTCATTGAAGAAGCTTTTGAAGTGCCGCAAGCCATAGTTGAGCAGTTGAACCTACGTTTGCGCGGGGCAGTCGAAAATAAGCAAATAATAATGGCGTTCAATCCAATCTCCAAAAACCATTGGCTTTATAACTTCTGCGAGAAGAACCCGCCGCAGAGCTTTCTTTATACTCATTCAACCTATAAAGATAACCCATTCCTCGATAAGGAGAACTACAAAGCACTGGAAGAAATGGCAACGCGCAACCCATCTAAGTATCGTGTTTACGGCTTGGGTGAGTGGGGAGTTGATAGTGAGGGCTTAGTAATCACTAACTGGCGAGTAGAAGCCTTCAACGAAATGGAGCTTGCGCGCACACTTGAGCGCCGCGCGGGAATGGATATAGGCTTTGTTGATAAATCCGCAATTATTGATACTCTCTACGACAGAGAAAACAAAACCATTTATGTCTTTAACGAATTTTATAAAAGCGGTTGCCAACTTGGAGAACTGGCGGGCGCAATTCGTGATATGGGACTGGCTAAAACGAAGGTTTTTGTTGACTCTGCCGAAGCGCGCAGCATTGACTACTTTCGTCAAGAAGGACTCCGCGCAGAATCTTGTAAGAAGGGCGCGGGCAGCGTTAAAGCGGGCTTAATGTTCCTTCAAGATAACCTTATTGTGGTAAGCCCAAAGTGCAAGAACTTTATAACCGAACTTGAGAACTTCTCTTATATCAAGTCAAAACAAACTGGTGAATACACCGACAATACAACCCATGAATGGAGTCACGCCATAGATGCTTGCAGATATGGGTATAGCGATATTTACACAAATACAAGGCTAAAGACAGTGAATAAAGCAAGTCTTGGCTTTTAAACGTAGAAGGAGGAAGATGTTAAGTGATTGAATACTTATATGACGCGGTTCGCACGTCTGATGGAGAAGATGTAACGATAACCGCAGCGATACGAGAAAATGATGGAACGACTATAACGGATGGTTGCGCGCTTCGTATTTTTGACGAAGGCGGCGCACTTATAGAGGAAGTAGGCGGGACTTACTATACAGATGCGGAGAGATGGGAGTTTAAGTTTACTTTTCCTACTCACAAAGCGCGCGCCCGTTACTTCTACACAATAGCCCACAATGGCGAAGATATAAACTTTAAAGCAAGAATTTATGTGGTTTAAGGAGGCGCAAGAATGATTGAATTTCAAAAGAACAACGCTTCTCTTTCTTTTTCCGAAGCTCTCTTAAAGGGTAAAGATGGTGAAGATGGCGGCTATTACAAGCCTTCCATTAATAAAAACCAAATCTCTTGGCAACCTTCAAAAACAGATATGCCGCAAGTAGATGATTTTGCGCTTATGTTGCGCGCGGAGGATATAACCTACACACACTCCAAGCTTACCCCAACTCAACAAGAAAATGGGGTAAAAGGAGCACTTGATTTTTTGCTCTCCTATACGCCGCATATGCACTATAACAAACCCGCCCTTGATAAGTTATCAACAGATACTACTTCCTCAACAGCCTTATACATTAATGGAAGAACCAATAAAATAGCCTTAGCGCCAAAAATTTATAACTACGCTTCCTATGCTTCAACGACTTTGAACTTAGTTGATAACAGCTATTATATTTTAAAACAGGTTCATAAACTAACAATTAACCCTCCCTCAACGCCTACGGTTGCCGCCAGTACTGTGTGGGTTACTTTTGCGGATGAAGGAGATATTGAGCTTGCTTTTCCCACAACCGTTCAATACATAGGCAAGATGCCAACAGTGAAGAATGGCGAAACTTGGGAAATTACAATTATTAATAAAGTCGTTAGCATACAAAAGGTTGGTGAAGGCGCATGATGGTAAGAAGAACTGTATTAGAAGATTCAGAGCAATTACCCGAAGGCTATACCGCAGTCGATTATTTGCAGGCTTCCGGCGCGCAGTGGATAGACACGGGCTACAGGTACGGCGCAAGCAGCGATGTTGAGATTAAATTCAGCGCTCCCGACACGGACGACGGAACAGATTTAGGGGCAATGGATTCGAATGCCGCAAAATATAAATTTGCAATCGTACTTGCCGGTATACTTCTATGGCTTGGACGGGGCAGTGCCGGTAACAATATCAATGTAAGCGGTATGCAAAAACCGATAACTTTGCGCAATATCGGGAAATTATTCAAAGTGACAGACAGCGCGGGTAAAGAAAGAACACAAGCTATTGAGGACGCAGGATATGTCGGACCCGAACGGGCAATATACCTCTTTGCCCGACACACTCCGACGGGTGCAACCAATATGAGCAAATCACAGATTTATTATTGCCGATTCTATGAAAACGGCGAGCTTGTTTGCGATATGCGCCCGTGCCTCGATGCTGACGGCGTGCCGTGTATGTACGATTTAATAAGACGGCGGACTTTATACAATCAGGGTACAGGCTCTTTCACATGGGGGTGATTAAATGATATACGGAAAACTTATAGACGGCGAGCTCAGAGGCGCGCCAAATCCTTTAAAAACCGAAGAATCATATATCTTCACAAATAATGCTGCTATATATCTTGCTAATGGCTACAAGCCAATAATCCTAACAGATAGCCCTTCTGATGGAAAAAGCTATCTCAGTTCATGGGCAGAAACAGAAACCGAAATAGTCCAAGTATGGACGGAGCAGCCACAAACAGAGACGGACGAAGCAACACCCGAACAATTAGAAGAAGCGCTCAGACAAATTGGAGGCGTAGCCAATGACAATTAATGAAGTAAACAGTATTGTTGAGAAATCAACAACAAAGATAATTGAAGCCGCAGAAGTAAAAGCGGACTTACTTTCCGTTGCTTCATACATCCCCAAGGGACAACGCAAAAAGTACGGCGCAGAGCTTGAGCGCATTTTAGCAAAGTATGATAACTAAGAAGGAGGCAAAAAGATAAATGTTCACTTTAAGTAAGAATATTGAACTCACAAAGGAACTCTTACAAAAAATCCTTAATAGGTTCATGACTACGGAGCGCCCGAAGCTTCAACTTTGGGATAACTACTATCGCGGCAAGCACGCTATTCTTAACAAGTCGTATAGTGACGCTTCAAAGGAATGTAACCATATAATTACCAATTACTGTAAAATAATAGCAGATACTTACGGCGGCTACATTTGCGGCAAACCCGTAAGCTATTCCAGTAATGAAGATATAACCGACATACAAGACACTCTCAACTATAATGACAGTGCCGCGCAAGATATGTCAATGATAACCAATGCACTTGTGTATGGTGTGGCTTATGAACTCCAATGGATAGACAAGTATTCTCAAGTTCGTTACAGTCAAATAAGCCCGCTTAATTGCTTTGCGATTTTTGACAATACCCTTGACTGCGAACTTCTTTACTTCGTGCGTTGGTATAAGCTCAACGCCATTGATGATACCGATAATACTTTCGTAATCGAAGTCTATGACAAGAACACAGTACGCCACTATACAACTCTTGGAATGGGCGGCGCGCTCACTGAGCTTGACACCGAGCCGCACTACTTCGGAGATGTACCCGTTACAGTCTTTTATTTAAACGAGAACGAAGAAAATATTTTCAACTCAGTTATAACTCTGAACGATGCTTATAATGAGCTTCAATCAAGCGAGATTGATGACTTTAATGCGTGGGTTGATGCTTACCTCACCTTTACGGGAGTAGACGCAGAAACAGACGATATAAACGCAATGAAAGAGAACCGTGTTCTTGTTCTTCCCGAAGGCGCAGAAGCAAGTTGGCTTACCAAGAACGCTAACGATACACAAATCGTCAATATTTTGGAGAACATAAAGAAGAATATCTTCAAAGTAACTGCTTGCCCCGATATGGCAGATGAAACCTTCCTCGCTCAGAGCGGCACAGCACTTGCCTATAAGCTTGTTGGATTCGAGAACGTAGCAAGCGGCATTGTGGCACGATTCACCAAAGCCCTACAGCGCCGCATTGAGCTTATTTGTAATGTGCTTAACTTAAAGGCAAGTGAAGCAGCATGGCGCGATATTAATATTAATTTTGTTCGTAACCTTCCCATCAACCTTACCGAGACAATTAACCTCGTCAACAGTCTTAAAGGAACTATCAGTGATGCTACACTTCTCGCGCAGCTTCCTTTTATCAAGGATGTCGGCGCGGAGCTTGAAGCAGTCAAAAAGCAAAACCAAGAGCAGCTTAGTGTTTATGGCTTCGGCGCAAATGATTATACCGACTAAGCGCAAAAACTACTTAGGAAGTGAAAGGAAATGAGTGAGTATTGGGAAGAAAGAATGGCTTCAAGTCAAGCCCGCATAACAAATAAAAGTGTTCGCGCAATCCGCGCGCAACAAAAAAAATACTATGCGGCAGCTATGGAGAGAACCATAAACGATTTTGAAGCTACTTACAACAAACTCTTAGCTTCCATGGCAGACGGCAAAGAACCAACAATAGCCGACTTATACAAGCTTGATACATACTGGAAGATGCAAGCGCAACTTAGTAAAGAGCTTGATAACTTGGGAGATAAGCAGATATCTTTAATGTCGAAGGAGTTTGAAAAACAGTGGCGCGCGGTGTATGATTCCATATCACTTCCTACTTCTTCGACTTACTCAACCATCGACAACTCAACAATCAAGCAACTTATAAACCAAGTATGGGTTGCCGATGGTAAGAACTTTAGCGCGCGAGTATGGGACAACACCAACAAACTTGTACAGTCACTTAATGATGAGCTTGTGCATTGTGTAGTCACGGGAAAGAAGCCAACCGAACTTAAACAGCTTTTACAAGAGCGGTTCAATGTCAGCTATTCCCGCGCCGACACCATAGTGAGAACCGAAACAGCGCACATTCAAACACAAGCCGCGCTACAGAGGTACAAGGATAGTGGTATTACCCAAGTTGAAGTATGGGCAGATGAAGATGAGCGAAGATGTAAAGTGTGCGGCGGGTTGCACAAGAAGCGTTACCCCATAGGCGCTTCAGTGCCGATTCCCGCACATCCGAATTGTCGTTGTTGTATTTTGCCCGTGGTAGAGTCTTTTTAGGGGCAAGACGTTAAAGAAACAACTTAATTTAGAAGGGATATCCAAGGATATAACTTATTTTGGAGGAAAAGTAAAATGGCAGAGGAAATTATGGAAAAAGGTACTATTGATAGCACGAACGGCAACGATGTGGGCGCGCAGGATAGTAAGCCGAAAATGTTTACAGAGGAAGAAGTTATGGCGCTTGTACAGAGCGAAGCAGATAAGCGAGTAACACAAGCACTTTCAACTCAAAAGAAGAAATACGAAAAGCAGCTTTCACTTTCTAAGCTTGACGGTGACGCAAGAGAAAAAGCCGAAAAAGATAATGAAATCGCAGAGCTTCGTGAAAAGTTGGCACAGTTCCAAGTTGAGAAGAACAAAAGCGAACTTAAAAGCGTTCTTGGTTCAAGAGGACTGAGCGCGGAGTTCGCCGATATTATCCTTATCTCGGATGATATCGAGACAAGCCAAGCCAACATTGACAAGCTTGACAAACTTTTTAAAGCAGCCGTTAAAGCAGAAGTTGACAAAAGACTCGCGGGCAACTCACCCAAGAAGGATAGTATATCGGGCGGCGAGCTTACAAAAGAAAAAGTTGCCAAAATGAGCATAGCAGAGCTTTCAGAGCTTGAGAAGAACCAACCCGAAGTTTTCAAGAGGTTATTCAATTAATTAATTTTACAAGGTGGTTTTAATAATGGCAAATACAGTTTATAGCAACAAAGTTATCGAAGCTAAGGCTAAGGATATACTTTCAACTAAGATTAATGCGCGCTCCATGATGACTATTGACGATAGCCTCGTCGGCACAGCGGGCATGACAAAGACAATTAATACTTATACCTATACTGGCACGGCAGAAGAGCTTGCCGCGGGCGCAGGTAATACTGTTCGCGGTTCTATTGCTTATGTTGGTAAGGATTATATCGTTAAGATGGTTCAGCAGGCTTTTGACTATTTTGACGAGGACTTTATGAAGGATAATGCTATCGTTGACATGGGCATACAGGGCGCAACTTCCGTTATGTCTAACAAGATGACTTCCGACTTCTACGGCGCTCTCGCTACTACTGGTTCGGGTTCAACTGAGCTTGTACAGGGCTTGACTTTCCCCAAGGGTAAGGAAATTGGTTACGATATTATCGTTGACGCTATCTCCGCTCTTAATGTTGAGGATGAAAGCGGCATTTTCATCATAATCCCCAATGCTTGGAAGGCAGCTCTCCGCAAGGACGCAGACTACAAAGCCGCAAGAATGGGCGAGGTTGTCTATAACGGACAAGTCGGCACTATCGCGGGCATTCCCGTAGTAGCTACTAAGGCTCTTACCAACAAGGCTTATGTTCTTACCAAGGAAGCCGTTACACTTTTCCTCAAGAAGGATGTTGAGGTTGAGCAGGATAGAGACGCAGATACCCGTAAGAACTCAATTTATCTTCGTGATTGCTACGTTTGCGCGCTCACCGATGCAACCAAGGCTTGCAAGATAACTCAAGCCGCTTCCTAAAGTCAACTAATAGGGGGCGTTCAGAATGATTGATGAATTAAAAGCGTTCTTGGGCGCGGCGGCAGATAATTATACAGAGGCGCAAATTGGGCTTGCACTGAAAATGGCACTTGCCGAAGTCGAAGCCTATACACAGCGTAATATTGATTATGAGCTTGAAATTTGCGCCTTTCAGATTGCCAAAATTAAGCTAAATCGGCTTAATAATGAAGGACTTGCGGCGCAGTCTTTTAGTGGAGTTAGCGAAAGCTATGTAGATGGCTATCCAAAAGAGATAGAGGAAGTCTTAAAGCGAAAAAGAAAAATCAAAGTTGTTTAAGAGGGGGTAGTAAGCTTGATTAATAACGATATGAGAGATTATAGCTACTTCCTTCTTGGAGACTATGACGAGTACGGACAACTAACACCAACAGACAAGCCGCAAGGCACAATCAAAATGGCAATATATGTACTTACGCAAACCGTTTCCGATACTTCACCATATAGTGAAGCTTCATATATTGGGCTTACCAATTCCGATATTAATGATACCTATATAATTCAATATGGAGAAGAAAAACTTAAAGTGCTTTATATGCAGCCGCGCGGGGTACTTAAACAAGTCTTTCTTCAATCGACTTCTGCGCGATAAGTAATAAGCAATGGATATTGAATTTGAAGGCGTAGAGAACCTAATGCAGCGGCTTAATAAAATGTCGGACACAGCCGCACTTAAAAAAAGCCTTGAAGCGGCAACTTTACTTGTTGAAAGAAGCGCAAAGCAGAAAGCGCCAAAAGATACTGGCGCGCTTCGCCGCTCAATCACAAGTAAAGTGGAAGGCTTGGAAGGTATCATATATACGCCGCTTGAATATGCGCCATATATCGAATATGGTACAGGCTTATTTGCGGAAAAAGGAAACGGCAGAAAAGAAGTGCCTTGGAACTACCAAGACGATGAAGGCAAATGGCACAGTACAAGCGGACTTAAACCGCAACCTTTTATGCGCCCAAGCCTTGATGAAAATAGACAAAAAATAGTAGACACACTAAAAGAGGGGGTAATGAATGATGGTTGATTATAGTAAAGAGTTGGTTAGTGCTTTGAACACCATTCTCCCCGCTCACTATGAAATGGAACTAACCGCGCGAGAAAAAGTACCTTGCATAAGTTATCTTGAACTTAATAACGCCGCAACCGATACAGGGGATACAATCGGGTATAGCCGAATTACATACCAAATCAAGGTATGGGGAAATCAGATAGCCCTTCTACAATCGACAGCGGCAAAAATAGATAGAGTCCTAAAGCCCTTGGGATTCAAGAGAATATCAAGCGGCGAACTCTATGACAAATCGTCAACAATGATACAAAAGATACTAACTTATGAGTGCTTAGCTTTAGAAAATTTTGATTAAGGAGAGATGAACAAATGGGAGTTCTTAGTAAGGGTATTACCTTATCATATAAAACAGGCGCAGCCGCAGAATTTACGCAGCTCACCAACCTTCAAGAGATACCTGAGCTCGGCGGCGAGAGTGAAGCTATCGAAATCACGACTCTTGCCGATGATGCACACATGTATATGGACGGCATAAAGAACTATGGCGATTCTATTGCCTTTAAGTTCCTTTATGATAAAACCCAGTTTGAGACTTTAGTAGGACTCACTGGCACTTCAACTTGGAAGGTAACACTTCCCGACACAACCACTTGCACTTTTAGCGGTACTTCTTCCGTCAAGCTTGACGGCGCAGGAGTCAACGCGGCACTTGGTTACACACTCGCAATAAAGCCTAATACCGCTATGGCTTGGGCTTAACCCTTATAAGGGAGTAGGGAGAGTAAACAATTCTCTCCTACTCTCCCTACTATAATTTAAAAGGAGAGAGATTCAAATGCTTTATGTAGATTTTAACATAGGAAATAAAAACTATAAGCTTCGTCTTAACACAAGAGGCGTGGTAAGACTTGAAAAGGTAATAGGTTGTAACCCTCTTGCTATTTTTGGAGATGGGGATGAACTACCCACAATAACAACTATGGTGGCAGTTCTCAACGAAGCTTTGCAGCCATTAAACCATGGCATTACTTTAAACGATAGCTATGATATTTTTGATGCTTGGCTTAACGAAGGACACAACACCACGGAATTTGTTAAGGTTATTGTTGACATTTACCGCGTTTCGGGGCTTATACCCTCAGAGGCAGAAAGCGAAGTTGAAAAAAACTAACAACGGAGGGAGAAGCGGAAATCAATTTTCCCTCCTTTTCTTTTGAAAAAGCAACTGTTAATTGGCTGAAAAAAGCTCTTGAAATTGGTATCAGTGAGAAAGAATTTTGGGAAATGACACTCGGCGAATTGCAGCGGCTTTTTGAAGCAAAGCAAGAAGTTTATAAGGCGCGCGCGAGAGAGAAAGCCGAAAACAATTATATTCTTGCGGGGCTTATCGGTATTAATTTAAGTCGAGTCTTTAATACTTCAATAGAAATACCTCCAATAGAAGAAGTTTATCCAAATCTTTTTGACGTGGAACAGATAAGAGAAGAAAAACAAAATAAAAAGCAAGAATTATCTATGCTGAGGTTTAAACAATTCGCACAAACCTTTAACAAAAATTTTGAGAAGGAGGTGGAGCGATGAACGAAGAATTAAAAGTAGTAATAAAAGCGGAAATTAGCGACTTAAAGAAGAATGTTAATGAAGCCAAGAGAACCTTTAGTGATTTTAAAGATAAAGTTTCTAAGCATACCGAAAAGGCGCGAAAAGCCTTCAAGGTAATGGGTAATGGAATGTTAAAAGTTACCAAAGGCGTTGCGGCGGGCATGGGAGTCGTTGCGGGCGCAGTAATAGCTCTTGGTAAGAAGGCTCTTGAAAGTTACGGTGATTATGAGCAATTAGTTGGTGGCATTGAGACTCTTTTCAAAAACAGCAGCGATACAGTGCTTAAAAACGCTCAAAAAGCTTATAAAATGCAGCAAATGAGCGCCAATGAATATATGGAGTTGGCTACAAGCTTTAGTGCAAGTCTTTTACAGTCACTCGGCGGCGATACTGAAAAGGCAGCAAAATACGCAGACTTGGCAATCACAGATATGGCAGATAATGCCAATAAAATGGGTTCAACCATGGAAAGCGTAAAAGATGCCTATAAGGGCTTTTCTAAGCAGAATTTCACCATGCTTGACAACCTCAAGCTTGGTTACGGCGGCACAAAAGAAGAAATGGAGCGCCTTCTTAAAGACGCGGAAAAAATTTCAGGCATTAAGTATGATGTATCAAGCTATAGTGATATAGTAGATGCAATCCATGTTGTGCAGAAAGAAATGGGCATTACTGGAACTTCGTCAGCAGAGGCAAGCAAAACTATTCAAGGTTCTATTAATATGACTAAATCCGCTTACCAAAACTGGGTAACGGGCTTAATGGATAGTTCCGCAGATATTACCGCGCTTACTCAAGATTTAGTTGATAGTGCCTTAACGGTTGTAAAGAATGTTGCGCCGAAAATAGTAACCATGTTACCCCATGTTACAACTGGCGTTTCTTCTCTGCTTCAACAACTCGCGCCGCAAATTTCAATCTTACTTAAAGAACTACTTCCTCCACTTATTAAGGGAGTAACTGATTTAATTAATGAAGTTGTGGTAATTTTACCCGACTTGATTAATATTATAACGAGCAACTTACCGCTCTTTATTGAAGGCGTACTTGCTATTATACTTGGAATTGTTGCGGCATTGCCAGAACTGGTAATGGAAATAAGTAATGCTATACCAACACTCTTACCGCAAATTATAAAGGGAATAAATGCGCTTATTGGTGGTATTTGCAAGTCATTACCCGCGCTAATTGAGGCTCTCTTTAGCATTATTAAGAATCTGTTTAAGGGCTTATTTGAATATATTAAAACAAGTATGTTCGGCAGATTTGTAGGTGATATGGGAGCGAGTATTTCAAATGCCGCCAAGCGCGCAGTATCAAAGCTTGAATCCATGAAAGATTCTATAATCGGCATATTTGATAGAATCAAGAGCGGAATAACAAACAAGATAAATGCTGCAAAAGACGGAGTAAGAAATGCTATTGAAAAAATCAGAAGCTTTTTCAACTTCACTTGGAGCTTACCGAAACTTAAAATGCCGCACTTAAAAATCACTGGTGAATTTAGCATTTCTCCCCCCAAAGTTCCTAAATTCGCCGTTGATTGGTACGCGCGCGGTGGTGTTTTTGATAAGCCAACATTCTTCACAAGCGGCGGCAGGCTCGGCGGCTTAGGTGAAGCGGGCGCAGAAGCAATAGTGCCTCTTGAGAACAATACACAATGGCTTGATAAGATAGCTGATAGACTCTCGGACAAGCTCGGCGGCGGGCGCAACATAGTTCTACAAGTAGATGGAAAGACTTTCGGACAAATAAGCGTTGATAGTATCAATGCGCTTACTAAGCAGACGGGCAACTTACCGTTAGTTATAGTTTAAGGAGGAATAGTTAATGAGTTACTTAAAAATAAAAGGAGTTGATTATTCCTCCTTTGTAAGCGGTTTAAAGGTTGATAAGAGCTTTAACTATAACGCGCAAACAAACGCGGCGGGCAATACTTTAATTGATTTAATTAATTCAAAGTGTTCCATTGAAGCAACAATAATTCCCTTGGATAGTGCTAAAATGGCAACTTTACAAGAGGCACTAAACAGCTTCAAATGCCAAATAAGCTTTTTAAACCCGCAAACAAAACAACTAACCACTATTGATACAATCGTCTCAGATGTCAAGGTTGAGTATTACACAATTCAAGATTCTAAGACATTGTACAAGGCTTTTACAATAACCTTTAAGGAATTATAAGGAGGGATAGAGAAATGATAAATAATTCAGCCGCTCTATCCCAACTTAATTCTGATGTTCGCCATATAACCGCGCGCGCTTATGTGTACGAAGGCACAAGCACTAAATACACATTCAAAGCTGCTGATAACCTTCAAAGCTTCACGGTTGAACGAGTAGGGCAAGGGAAGTTTTTTGGTTATGGAATATGCCAAAAAATGAATATAAAGGTTCGTGATGTTAGCCGCCAATTCTCAGTGACTACGGCAAATCAAATCAACCTTACATGGGATGTGTTGGTGAATGGGAAGAATACTTCTTTGTTTGCTTACCCACGCTTCAAAGTCTCTGAGGTTCACAGAGACGAGAATACCAATGCGCTTTCCATAACTGCTTATGATGCTTTATATGAGGCTACAAAGCACAATGTTTCAGAACTTACCCTTGCCGACTCTTACACCATTAAAGAGTTTATAGCCTCTTGCGCGGCGTTGCTTGGGCTTAGTGGTTATAGCATACGCGGAGTTGGAGAAAATGAAACTTGTTTTGATACTTCCTATGCGGCGGGCGCTAACTTTGAAGGCACAGAGACGATAAGAGAGGCTTTAGATGCTGTTGCGGAAGTCACACAAACAATTTACTTCATCACAAGCGAACACAAAATCTGTTTTAGGCGGTTAAGCTCAGATGGTGATGCAAACTTTACGATTGACAAGGAAAAATACTTTACCTTATCAAGCAAAACCAATAAGCGCCTTGGTACAATCGTCAGCGCCACGGAGCTTGGGGACAATCTAAGCGCCTCCACAACTGAAAGCGGCTCTACTCAGTTTATTCGCAATAACCCATTTTGGGACAACAGAGAAGATAGGGCAGCACTTCTTGACAATGCCCTCGCCGCAGTTGGAGGTTTGACACTCAATCAATTTGAATGTGACTGGCACGGCAACTATCTTTTGGAGATTGGAGACAAGGTAGCCCTTATCACAAAAGATGGCAGCCAAACAATTTCATATGTGCTTGATGACACCATAGAATATAATGGCGGCATTTCAGAAAAGACAAAATGGAGCTATGAGGATAATGAAAACGAAAACGATATCAACAGCGCGCCAAGTAATCTTGGTGATAGTATTAAGCAAACTTATGCTAAAGTTGATAAGGTTAATAAAGAAATTGAAATAGTAGCAAGCCAAGCAGACGAAAACACCGATGCAATAGCCGCGCTTCGTATTAATGTCAACTCAATCAATGCCACAGTTCAAAACCAACAGCAACAAATTAATGAATCTGTTGACTCACTAAACAGTGATATTGATAACCTAACAACTGAAATTGCAAGCGCGCGCCTTGAAAGTCAGCAAGCAGTTCTTGAGTTTAGGCAGGAAATCGAGCAGAACGGCATAGACAAAGTAACCACTTCAACTGGCTTTACCTTTAATGAAGAAGGAATGACAGTTGAGAAAAGCGGGCGCGAAATGAAAACAACCATTACAGAAGATGGTATGACAGTCTACCGTAGCGGGGAAAGCGTCTTACAGGCAAATAATGAAGGTGTAAAGGCTAAGAACCTTCATGCTAATACTTACCTTATAATCGGCAATAACAGCCGTTTTGAGGACTATAAATACGACAGAACAGGGTGCTTTTGGATTGGCAGCTAAGAGAGGTGAAAAGAAATGGCTACAAGTGGCAGTAAATCAATAACTCCCGCAAAACACTTAACTCTAAAATTTAGTTGGAATCGCACAAGCGTTTCAAATACCAACAATACCTCCACGGTTAGTTGGAAGCTTCAACTTATCACAGATAAATATGCTTCTATAAGCTCAAGCGCAAGTAAGAAGTGGAATGTAACCGTTAATGGCGCAAAGTACAGCGGCACAAATACACTCGGAATCAATGCAAGCTCAACAAAAACACTTGCAAGCGGAAGTACAGTTATAGCCCATAACAGTGACGGCACAAAAACCTTTTCTTACTCTTTTAGTCAAGGATTCGGTATAAACTTTAGCGGCACGAATATTGGCACACAAAGCGCAAGTGGTACAGGCACATTAGATACAATCGCGCGCAAGGCTTTAATAACCGCCGCGCCAAACTTTAATGACGAGGACAACCCAACCATCAACTATACAAACCCTCTTGGTAACAGCGCCACTAAGGTGGAGGTTTGTATAAGCTTGACTGGTTCAACTGATGACATATCATACCGCGAAGTATCAAAAACGGGGACTTCATATACCTTCAACCTTACATTGGCAGAAAGAAATAAGCTTCGTGATGCTACACTTACTTCGACTACGCGCACGGTACATTTCTTTATACAGACAACGGTTAATGGCTCTACAATACGCCACAGCGTACCAAGGCAGCTTACTATTGTAAACTGTACGCCAACAGTTACGGGTACAGTTAAGGATATAAACCAAAACGCGCTTGCGCTTACAGGGGACGCAAGCAAGCTCATAAAGGGTTATAGTATAGCCCAAATCGACATAAGCGCGCAGCCGAAAAAAAGAGCAACCATAAACGGATATGCGGCTTACCTTGATAATAAGGTGGTTGCCGTAACCGCTTCCGCAACAGTACAAGCGGTTAGCAGCGCTAACTTTAAACTTGGAGCGTCTGATAGTAGAGGCTTGTGGGGATATTATACACCTTCACTTACTCTTATTGATTATAAGGCGCTTACTTGCGGCTTAGATTGTGGCATACCAAGCGCGGAAGGTTCTGTTTCACTTTCCATTACTGGTAACTACTTTAACGGCTCTTTCGGCGCGGTATCAAACACACTAACTGTTCAGTACCGTTATAAGGCTGATGATGGCGCATATGTGAGTTGGATAACAGCTACGCCCACAATAAGCGGCAACACCTACTCCGCGCAGTTTAATGTCACTGGCTTGGACTACCAAAAAGCATACACATTCCAAGCCCGCGCATTAGATGAAGTAATCACAGATGGAATACTAAGCGGTGAAGTTAAGATTAAGACTTCTCCCATCTTCGATTGGAGCGCAACAGATTTTAACTTTAATGTACCAATTTACTATAAGGGAGATACCAAGCTTTGTTATGAAGCAGGGGACACAATAACCTTTAGTAACTATAGCGCTTGTTGGGCGGGCTTCGTCACATCGGCAGGAAAAGAGGCAACATTTACAATTCCTCTATCAAAGCCGATTTTAGCAACTGGCGCAACCGTAAGCGGCACAGTTATATGTAGAAGTAATGGTAATTACTTAGACAGCGCAACGGGTATATCAATTCCAAATTCTACTAAGTTCTCCTACGACACAAAAATATCAGAAACAGGAATCTATGTTCACTTATCATACAAGGCGGCAATACCAAACGCACAAAATAATGGCGCTTTTGTTGCTGTTCCTTCGGGTACTTTTTCAATAACTCTATCATAAAAGGGGGCGAGATAATGGAACAGTTTACCGCGCTTATATCGTCTTTTGGTTTTCCAGTGGCTTGTGTTTGCGCGCTTGGTTACTTCATATGGTACTTCTTTAAGCAGACAAAAGAAGAAAGCCAACAAAGAGAAAGTAACCTAATGGACTTCATTCAGCGCAGCCAAGAAATTAATGCCGAGTTTGCTGAAATCATAGCCAAGTATGAAGTTAAGCTTGATGAAATAAAGAAAGATATAGAGGATATAAAGGATGAAGTAGGCGAACTTATCCCCAAAGCCTAAACTTTTTCTTGACAATCCGCGCGCAATGTGATTTAATATTGCTGAAATCGTGTATACCACCGATTTTAAGAAATCGTGTAAACTATCACTGATTTTTGAGCGGCTGAAAAGCCCTGAAACCGTTGATACATAAGGGTTTTAGCAATTTTACAAAAAGGAGCACGATTGGAAATCGTGTAAACGTCAAAAGCGTTTCGAGGGTTCGAATCCCTTGCTCTCCGCCATAAGTCCACCGTAATTTTGATAGAATTACGGTGGACTTTTTCTATGCCCGAAAACCGCTTGATACAAGGCTTTTCGGTTGTTTCAGCACATAAGCAAACCCCGCTGCAGGCAATTCTGAAGCGGGGTTTTGTGCGTTTTGGAGGGTTTGCGGGCTTCCATGCCGTTGTAATCGTTAAACGGCTGAGGTAATCGTTGAAATACTGGAGTATTCGTTAAACTACCGAGGTAATCGTTAAACAGCCGAGTTCTGATAATACTCCTTATGAGAACATCGGCGATGAAGTGCGGTCGCTGGTGGATGAAGTACCGTTCGACATCCCCGATTCGTGGGAGTGGGTGCGAGTACGCAACTGTACAGAGTTATTCAACGGGCGTGCTTTTAAGTCTTCTGATTGGACTGTAATGGGGCTTCCTATTGTTCGCATTCAGAATCTGAACGATGAGAAAGCGCCATTTAACTACTATGACAAGTCGGTCGAAGAAGATGTGCATTTGTATGGTGGTGAACTTCTCTTTGCATGGTCTGGGACTCCAGGAACATCCTTCGGCGCTCATATATGGAGGAATCAGGAGGCGGTTTTAAATCAACATATTTTCAAACTTCTCTTTGATGAAACCGCACTGTTTAAGCCGTACTATATGTACGCCCTTAACCAGCGTGTAGGGAGTTTAATTAAAGCCGCTCACGGCAGTGCGGGGCTACAACACGTTACCCGTGGTGTGTTTGAGTCGACGCTCATACCACTGCCGCCATTTGCCGAGCAGATAAGGATTGTCGAAAAACTTAATGTTCTATTTCCAATAGTGGATCATTACTCAAGCGCTTATAACAATCTCAACAACCTTCAATCTGCATTCCCAGAAGCCCTCAAGAAGTCGATTTTGCAAGAGGCAGTCCAGGGCAAGCTGGTAAACTGA